AGAGTGGCTCCCAGCGGCAGTGTGACACCCGGTGCTGACGGTACACAGGATTTAGGTTCTTCCTCTAAGAGATGGAATGATATATACGCTACAAACACAACCATTCAATCATCTGATCGTGAGCTTAAACAGGACATCGAAGAATTATCAGAAGCAGAGACTCGTGTTGCACAGGCGTGTAAAGGATTACTTCGTAAGTATCGTTGGAAAAGTTCAGTCGAAGAAAAAGGAGATGAAGCCCGTATACACTTTGGTATTATGGCTCAAGATTTAGAAGCTGCTTTTGCTGCTGAAGGTTTAGACGCTGGTCGTTACGGAATGTTTGTTAAGAATACTTGGTGGACTGCTGACCGTGTGATACCTGCTGTTGAAGCAATGGAAGCTGTTGAAGCTGTAACATAGTGTCACCTGCTGTTGCAGCCGTAGAAGCACAGCCTGAGAAAACAGTAACTGATATATTTAACAATAGTGAAGACGCTCCCGAAGGTGCTACTGAAGTTACTCAAAGAGGTGTCCGTTATTCTGAGCTTCTTGCCTTTATTATAGCCGCTATCTAAGATGCACGAAACAGCACAGGGTCTATATCACTCGTTAGAGAATCAACGGTACTCTTTCTTAGATCGAGGTCGTACCTCTTCTGAGTTGACCCTGCCGTATGTTCTACCACCTGACGGTCACAACTTTGCAACTAAGTACTACACACCTTATCAAGGCATAGGAGCTAGAGGTGTACTGAACTTATCGTCTAAGTTATTACTGGCATTACTTCCACCTAACGCTCCGTTCTTCCGCTTGGTTATTGACCGCTATGAGTTGGACAAAGCAAAGCAGGAGCTAGGGCCAGAGGGAGCAGAGCAGTTACGCAGTGACCTTGAGAAAGCTTTAGCTGATGTAGAGCGTAGTGTGTCACAAGAGGTTGAAGTACAGAACTTTAGGAACGGTATATTCCAAGCACTAAAGAACTTACTTATCAGTGGTAACAGTCTGTTGTACTTACCTGATGAAGGTGGTATGCGTGTATTCCGTCTTGATCGTTATGTTGTGAAGAGAGACCCAATGGGTAATGTTACACACATAGCTATTAAAGAAACGGTAGCACCTATGATGTTGCCTGAGTCTGTAAGAGAAGAAGTATATCGTCAGGAGAAAGAGAACAGCTGCGACCTATACACCTCAGTTATACGAGAAGGAGATAAGTTTAAAGTACAACAAGATGTTAAAGGTATTGTTATTGAGGAAAGTATAGGAGAGTATCCTATTGATAAGTCGCCTTGGTTACCTTTACGGTATACACAGATAGACGGAGAAGATTACGGCAGAGGTTTTGTAGAGGAGTACATAGGTGACATCAAGTCCCTTGAAGCTTTAACAAAAGCAATCGTAGAAGGTAGTGCAGCAGCAGCTAAGGTATTGTTCATGGTTAATCCTAACGGTACTACTCGCTCCCGTACATTAGCAGAAGCACCTAACGGAGCTATCGTGCAAGGCAGTGAGGGAGATGTATCTGTACTACAGCTTAACAAGTTCAACGACTTCCGTACTGCTCAAACAACCATGCAAGGCATAACAGATAGACTGAGCCAAGCATTCCTGTTGACGAGCGGTGTGGTAAGAGATGCAGAGCGTGTGACAGCAGAAGAGATACGGATGCTAGGACAGGAGTTAGAAGCTGCACTTGGTGGTCTTTACTCTTTGTTATCACAGGAGCTACAACTACCTATCGTTACTCGCTTGATGGATAAGATGTCCAAAGAGAAGAGGCTGCCTAAGCTACCTAAAGATATTGTTAAGCCTACTATTGTTACAGGAGTAGAAGCTTTGGGTAGAGGTAACGACTTACAACGACTCGATCTATTCCTTGCAGGAGCTAACCAAGTAGTTGGCCCACAAGCAGTTACACAATACTTAAATGTTAACGACTATTTTAAACGTCGTGCTACAGCTCTAGGCATTGAGACCGAAGGCTTGATCAAGACGGAAGAAGAAATACAACAAGCTATGCAGCAAGCTCAGATGATGGAGATGGCACAGAAACTCGGAGCACCCGCAGTCGCACCTGCCGTCAACGCAGCACAGGAGCAGTACATGGCATCACAACAACAAGAACAACCACAACCGGAAGAATAAAAAGAGATGGCAGAATTACACCGAGTAGAGATTAATGAGAAAGTGCAAAGCGAGATTGAACCCGATGACGCAGCAGAAGCTGTGGGAACAATATCGGAAGAACAAGCTGGCGAGGAGCAACAGGTGGAGAGACCTGATTGGTTGCCTGAGAAGTTTAAGAGTCCCGAAGACATGGCTAATGCTTACAGCGAGCTTGAGAAAAAGATGGGACAAGGCACTAACGAAGAACAACCAGCAGAAACTACAGAAGAGAATGAAGGAGATGTACAGGATGACAAGCCTGACGATAACGAGAACGCTGACTATAATGCTGCTGTTGTTGATGCTTCTAAAGAGTTCTTTGAAAACGATGGTCAGCTATCTGAGGAGACTTACGAGAAGCTTGCTAAAGCAGGGCTCCCGAAGGAGTTAGTCGATAGCTATGCAGCTGGTCAACAAGCTTTGTTACAAACTGAAGAAGGAGAAATAAAGAGTGTAGCCAACGGACAGTTTGACGCTATGGCTGAGTGGGCTAACGACAACTTAGAACAGGAGGAGATAAATGCATTTGATGATATTGTTACTACGGGGACTAAAGAACAAGCTAAGTTCGCAGTTAAATCTCTTTATGATAGATATACACAAGCTAATGGTTCCTCACCTAAACTTGTACAAGGAGCTGTTACTGGTGGTTCTACTATGCCTTTTAAGTCAATGCAGGAACTAGCCCGTGCTCAGTCTGATCCTCGATATAAGTCAGGAGATAAAGCTTATCACGAAGAGATTGACAGAAGACTTTCTGTGAGTAGACTATAAGTTAATTCATAAAGATGTGTGTGTGACGGTCTTGGGCTTCTGTAATTTTTCCCCTGTGCTTATTGGTTGGCATAGGTTTTTTTAAAGAGATGTTCCAAGGCCGTCCTTCTTTTTAGTTTGCTGACCTTCTAGATTCATCGTTATGTTTAAAAACATGGCAACAGAAATAGGAGAAAACGTACAGGTCAAAGCCAACCTAGCGTTTATGGCGAAAGTTATCGCTATTGTTGGGACGTGTGTTTGGGGGTACAGTGTGGTCTGGAATAAACTAATGGTACTAGACAGCAGTCTTGATAGAGTACAGCACGAAGGTACATTACTAGGAGACTTGTCCGCTCGCATGATGCATATTGAGAAGTTTGCTGAACAATCAAAAGCAGACCTTAATCATTTATTAGAGATGCAAGACGCTCCGATAACATCTGACCATCAACAGTTTGAGAGATTGAAGTACCTAGAGAAAGAGCTGGATAGGCTACGAGATAAAGTAGAAGGGATTAAATGAGATGGGTGAGTTACTTATGTTGTTCATCACGGGCGGTGGTAGTACGGCTATGGGTGCTATTCTTAAAGGTGTGTTCGGCTATATCTTTGAAAGCAAGCAACAGAAACACGATCTTGAAATGGCGAGAGAGGCTCGTAACAATGATAATTTCCTTGGACTACAAGCTGAAATCAATAAAGGAGGTAATGGCGAATTTGTTTCTTTTACTCGTCGTGTGCTTGCTGTTATCGGGGTGTCTACGCTCTGTGCGTGTATCATCCTCTGCACCCTCTTCCCCACAGCAGAGATCATCACCATCACAAATGCAGACGGAGAAGGAGTCAACGAGTTCCTTTTTGGACTCATCAGTTGGCAAGCAGCTCAGGAGCCACTCACTATTTCTTCTGGACACATCAGCCTTATGGGATGCACAGTAATACTACCTTGTATCTTAGGCTTTTATTTTGGCCCAAGCGGTCGAAGAGGTTGACAGTCAAGAACTTTTTGTTTTTACTTATAGTAATAATTTTTAGACAACTAGCGACAATTAGTCCCTCGACCTACTGCGGTAGACAATCCTGTGTTGACGAAGATGCTTTGTTTCTTAAAAAGTTTAGCGGAGAGATTCTGCAAACCTTCGAAGAGTCAAACATCTTTAAACCACTGCATACTGTTCGCACAATCGACAGCGGTAAATCCGCTCAATTCCCAGTAACAGGCGTTGCTTCTGCTGACTACCACACACCCGGTGAAAACATTGCCGACAGTGGTAACAGCTACCTTAGCGACATCAAGAAAGCAGAGAAAGTAATTACCATCGATAAGATGCTTCTTGCTTCTACTTTCTTATCAAACATCGACGACGTAAAGAACCACTACGACATCCGCAGCGTTTACGCTAACGAGTTGGGTAAGGCTCTTGCTGTTCGTTTTGACACTGCTATATCCAAAGTGTTTATCGCTGCTGCTCGTTCGGCTTCTGCTATCACAGGTGGTAAAGTAGGAGGTATCCTTGATGTTTCTGCTAACGTAATGGGCGACGGAGCTGATTCTTCAGACGACGCTGACAACACAGACCCAACAGGTGCTGAACTAGTTGCTGCTCTTTTCACAGCTGCTCAAAAGCTTGACGAGAATGACGTTCCTAGTGACGGTCGTTTCTGCGTGTTGCGTCCACAAGAGTACTACAAGTTAATCACTGGTGGTGCTGGTGCGTTGGCTATCTCTACTTCTGCTGTCAATAAAGACGTCGGAGGTTTAGGAAGCATCGCTTCTGGATCGATCCCACAAGTTGCTGGTATCACAATCTACAAATCCAACCACATC